AGTGATTACGATATCATCCTTAATGCCCTGCAAACGATTCTCTACGCTTGCTACCCAAATGTCATTATGAAAACTTTTGCGGGCAACATCTGTTCCCCACTGTTGTAATACCCAACGGGGAGTCAAATTGGGGATGCCCAATCGTTCTGCCCACCAAGTATCAACTTCTTCTCGCCATTCACGGCTAGCCTTAGTTGAACCTTCTAAAAGTTCACGGTCCCAGTTAAAGATGACTGCAACAGCATCCTTTAGCGTACCAGCAAAGCTCATACGCTTGAAGCCGTGAAATGTGCAAAGATAGTCAGCGGCTGTATCTTTGCCGCTACCGATAAGTCCTGTTATTCCTATGATCATTCTTATACTATAACATAAGAAGTGGGTGTTGTCAAGCCTTAACCTTGTACCCAAGTGAGAGGTTGCGAATAATCTACGTAGGCTTTCAATTCCATAATCAATCGCTCTTGATCTGCTTTGGATTCAGCCTTCATAGCAGCACCATTCAATGATGTGCCGCCACCAGGACCCGCAATCGATTGGAACTTCTCACGAGCTCCTGTAACAGTTCTAGTTCAGGACGCTGTACATCTGCCCAAATGAGAATGCGTTCTCCGGTTCCTTTAAAATCTCTAGTGACCTTTAGCAGTTTAGTAACTGGGTTAAAGGTATATGTAAGATAGCCGCCGAACATTCTTGCTGCTAGTTCTACATATCCAGCATAGAAGTCATATGTTGCCATACCGCCGGTGTAATTGTAGTTCAGTAGATAGGTATTCAGAATAGCACTTGAGAATGGATCGAACGAGGATGATGACGGACCAGTTTCAAGCCCCACAGTGCGCCTAAATAAGGATCTAACGTTGATGAATTCCTGCGGAAGAGTATACTCGTACACGTTCTTTTGTACAGTAAACAGAGTGTATGACTCTATATTAGCGTTCTGCGCTCTTTGTCGATAGATTTTGATAGCGTAGTTGTACGCTGCTTCGTAGTGCTGAGGATCAAGTTCAAGGTCAACAATGTCGCCGCCCATACGCAATCGAAGGTTATCAAAGAGACTTTGCTTGTATTCGATTAGATCTTGATTATTTGGTGTCGCTAAAAGGTCTGCTGCCATGTTCGTTTCCTGTTATACTTTATTTATCAGGAAACGACCATGACCTCTATTCTACTATACTTAAGCTGGATGATTACTTTTAATAACGCAATCAATAGCATCCTGTACGGTGATGATGTTGTCTACCTCTTCATCAGGTATTCGAACATTAAATTCTTCTTCTAGGCGCATTATAAGTTCAATTGCGTCTAAGGCATCACCCTTTAAATCTTCAATAAGACGTTCTTTAGGATGTACCTTGCTTAAACCAAACTGTTCAGCGATAAGTTTTAAAATAGATGCTTCAAGTTTATTGCTCACAAGTCACCCTGTTTGCGGTTCTCGCTGTAGTGTGCATCAAACTCGCCACCTGGATAACGTGCTTCTAGCTTGCTCACATTTTCAGCAATAACATCATTAGGATCAAGCCCAAGTGCGTTACAAGCGTTCATCCAATACCACATGATATCACCTAGTTCACGCTTCATATGAAAGATATTTTCTTCATTGAGGGGCTTACCCTGAAAGAAAATCTTCTTCACGATTTCATTGAACTCACCACCCTCACTTGCGATACCAATGCCCGAAGTGAGTAGCAATACAGTAAGAACAAAATCGGCGTACTTGTTTAAATCAATTTGAGTTGTCATATAGGTTCCTTTTAAAATGCTTTGAGGATAATCATACTAGTGTTGAAGCGACCATTCGGTACAGCCTCAACAGCCTTAATCTCTTTGAAATACTTACGAGCAGCAGGCTTACTGCCCATCAATGCCTTAATCTGTTCGACGGGCTTGCGAAGCGTCTTCATGCCGCTTTCCTTCTTGTCAAAGCCAATGACAGTGTTGCCCTTAATCAGCAGACACTTGCTATAATCGTCCGCAACATAGTGATGCATCTTACGCTTAGCAGTATCATAGACCCAAGCTTCGGCGCACTGATGAAGCTTAACGGGGCTTAGACCGACAAGTTCAAGCTTGAGTGCATCGTCCTTGAACGATTTGCAATGCTTAAGCTTAGCAACGATACGCTCAACAGGCACAACCTTCTTAGCACGAGGCTTCTTAGAAACCTGCTTGAGACTGATGTAGCCATTCATTTCAGCGATAATGTCTTCGATAACCTTGATAGCATAACGAAGCTGCATTTTGCTGTAGTTAGCATAGCCTTCGTTCAACTGTTCACACTTGCCTGTTTGTGCTTCAAGGTATTCGTCAAGTAGACGCTGATAACGCTTAATAGCAGGAGCAAGATGCTGGGGAAGAACGTTACGTGCAGACAGTGCGCCAACGACCTTCTTGTTAACACTGAAATCCTTAGAATAGCCACTGTCAACGAATTCATCAAAGAGTGCTTCGATATCACCGAGAGCTTCGTCAGCCTTCTCACGCATGATTTCCTGAATGTTCACTGTCTTCTTAGGCTTTTCTTCGCCTTCAGTTTCTTCTTTCTTTGCAGTGAGTGCAGCACCTTCAAGGGTAAGTTCGTTAACCCACTTGACAATGCCGGTCTTATAACTATCCGGGACAAGATTAGGATTAACTTCAAGCAGATGTGCAGTGGTAGCCCAATGACTGTGCATATCAAGCTTCCAGTCGGGAAGACGATTGACCTTAGTCAGTACATCTTTATCAAAATTCTTCTTGATATATTCTTTGACCTTCGTGCCGCAATCCTTACGCTCAAGGTCGTAGTGAGCGAAGAACTTAGCCTTATCCCAATTGTCAGTAGGCATCAAGCTAAAGCGATTGACGCCGCGACGAGGGGCACGAGTTGTCTTCTTAGTAGACTTAGCTTTAATGATAGCGGGGCGACGAGCCATATATTATCTCCTGAATTTCAGATTACTTATACACTATACAACAGCCACAGGCATTTGTCAACCGAAAAGTTACCTAATTAAATGGGGGCGTTCTTTATCTCGGTCACTGTATATGCGGACGCCTTTCTTACGAGTGAGGTCGGCAGCATATTGCGGATTGGTATCCCAAAATTCAAATAAGTCTTCTTCGGTGATGCCTTCGTCACAGTCCATAGAATAGATTTCATAGCTACGAGCAGTATTGAATCGGGCCCGCAACTTCATAGACATGATGATATCGTTGAGTGGATTCTTCTTAGGTTTACCCTCTTTTAGAATATTCCACATGTCAAACTTAGCTTGGTCTTCGTACTGCGTGATAGGCACGATAGATTCAATACCGTGAGAGTTCCACATGAATAGATAAGCGTTTGTTGTCATATCTCTCTTATAGCAGTTTTGGGCAACTGTGTCAACCATTTTTATCCAAAAACAAATAGTTGATCCATATGAGAATCAGTTTTCTTTTTCTTACGTTTGTCCAAACTAGTAGCTAAAGTTTCAAAACTATCAACTTCGTACCGATACCATTTGGTGTTTCTCTTAGGCAATCCGTCGTTCGTGAACGGGATTTCCAAAACCTTAAGCCCTGCATATGCCGAGTATGGAATAGAAAAATAATATATTTTGTCAGTAAACTGTTCATAAATTTGAACAAGAAGCTGGCCTGTTTTCCCTATTACATTGTGTACGTGTGCATCTACCTTGCCGCGATGTGATTGAGTTGTTGTTAACTTAGCTTCGCCATCGTTACTAAGGTCACAATGATTTGCATTAATTACTTCGCAGTTGCCTAAATTTGCAAGCGCATGTTCAAATGCAGTACTCACTTGAAGTACTCCCATCTTAAGAAGATGGTCTACTGTTTCTTCACACATCCCTTCGAATGCAGGAAGGAATTTGCGAAAATTATTAAAGTGGGCAGTTTCAGTCCAAATACTCTGTGGTTTAGTAGCCATAATATTCAACTTTTCATTTCTGTTGCTGATATATACTGCTATATCAGTTTTGGGTAACCATGTCAACCTTTTTTTTCCGATAAATAACTATATGCCAAGATTAAGTTTATATCGTTCGAACAAACAAAACGACTATCGCTTTCTAGACAGAACGATAGCCGA